GTATCCTGAAATCTTCATAGGTAAATTCAATTTTACTTTCAGTTAGATAATCTGCAAACTCCTTTTCTGCTTTGCTACGATACATTCTACTCTTCTGATAAGATATATTTATCTACTAGTTCTTCAACATTTTTACAAGAATAATGTTTTCTATATTTGTTACGTCTATTTATAAGTGTACCCCATCTATTCGTGGTAAATCTATAGTCATAAGCTTTCCAATCTTTGGTAGGATGTTGTATATAAAGAGCATGATTTTTAAATTCATACTGTAACTTATGTTTATCTAAAACATTTATAGCATGTTCTAAAGTATCTGAATATTCTTTACTATTTTCTTTCATTAGCATTTACTCGTTCTTCTTCAATCTCTTTTTTAGGACGTTTAGCTACATGAGTAAAGAAACGAGAACCATTAGCATACTTAAACTTACGTAAACCGCTGCCACCATTAGCATCTTTCCAACATTCAAATTTAAAATCACAGTAAGCACAACCCGCTGCTAACTTTCTATTCCCACTCTTACCATCTTCTACATCAGAATAGCAGCGAGTAGGTGGAGTGTCTTGATCCATTAAGGATTTTACATCTTTAACTTTCTTTTTAAAATCAATCATCTCCATAGAATCTATAGTACATACATGGATTTGTCCTGTTACTTTATTTAAAACTATAAAGGAAGCTTCATCTTCCCCATCAGCATAGCCAGATATCTGTGCTATATATCCAAAAGGATCATCATCAAAGATTGTACCCTTTACAAATTTATCAAAGCCATGTTGAGATGCACTCTTTATATCTACTACTACACCATTCACTCTTGCATCCATATGTCCAGTGATACCTTCTATTTCTTTTTTACCCTGTTCTTCTGTTACTTTATAACCTGCTATCTTAATTAGCAGGAGTAACAGATGCTCAACGATATCACCATATAAAAATTTAATACGAGTGGAAGGATGTAGTGGTTCTGCTTGATCAGCTATACGAGAAGAATACCACAATTGTCTTGTGGGTTTACCAATGCTAGAGAAACGGAGAGGGTTTTTAATTTGACCCTCTCCATCTCTTTTGGAGAATGCTTTAGTTATAGAACTAGAGACATCCGTAAGAAACTTATGCAGGTCAGCATCATTTGGCGGAGGTCCATTGGTTAGTGATTGATGTATGTCTGATACTAAGTTCTGAAGTTTACTCATTACGGATGCCTCTAGTTAGGTAGCATTTTAGATGAGGATAATAACCTTAATCAAAAGGGATATCATCAAGATCGTTATCATCATCTCCGGCAGTTGGTGAAGGTTCAGAAGGAGTAGTGACGTACCCCTCTTCCACTTCAAATTCATCTGGTGGAGAATAACTTACCAGATCAAGAACCTGTACGTCTTTAAGTACCGCACGTACACCCTGACGGTTATTCATCTTCCATTCACGAGGATTGAAAGATACCTTTACCAAAGACCCATTGCCTAAGAGAGTACCAGAAATATCATTCTTCTGAGAATCCATAAGGCGGGGCTTGGGAAGTTCAGTACCATTGGTAAGGAACTGATCCTTATACATGGTAACAAATTTACCACGGTCATCTTCCTTATCTTTGATAGGAACACCGTGACTCTTCATAGTCTTAATCCCTTCAGAATTAAGAGCTACGTCAATTGACCAACGAGGCTTCGCTTGATCAAAAGGATTTTGGGCTTTATCTAACTTCGCCCAGAAAGCTTTTCCAGAAATTACAGGCATGGTATATATACACCTTTCAAATGTTAATGGGTCATCGCCCATGTCATACCAATTTTATACTCCGAATCGAGAGGGCAGTCAAGCCCTAAATTTTCCTCGACCCGCTTCATACAAGTCTTTGTTATCTCTCCTAATTTTTCAGCATTCTCCTTTCCTACTTCAAATTGAATTTCATCGTGGATGTTAGCAACGGGTAGTGCTTTAATGTTCTGGTTGTTAATCTCCTTCATTATCTGTATCAACCATTCCTTGCATATGATTGCACCACCGCCTTGGATTAAAACATTAAGGCTGCTATGCAAACTACGTATATGGAAATACCTTCCATCCAATCCTCGTATCATTCCTGTACGTTCTGCTGCTTCATGTACTCTGGATAACAATCTCTCTAAGGCTGGGACATTCTGTAAGAATTTATCTTTTGTTTGTTGTCCATGTCTTGCAGACTTATTCATTATGTATCCTATCTTAGCAGCACCAGCCCCATAAATCAGGGCATACACAAACGTCTTTGCTTGATCTCTAGTCTCCAAGCCAGCCATTTGTTGATTAGCAGTATGGATATCTCCATGTAAAATTTCTTCTATATACGTTTCATCTTTCATGTAATGAGCTAGAACTCTTAGTTCTAATTGAGAAGCATCACATCCTAGTAAAGTATATTTATCTGTATCTGGTACAGTCCAGCATGTACGACACTCTGTTCCATAGGGAGAATAAACAGCAGGAGTTTGAGCTACATTAGGATCTAGATGACTGCATCTTGTAGATACTGTACCTAATGTTTTTATTCTACCGTGAATACGCCATGTATCAGGGTTACAAAACTTAATCCAAGACTTAACTTGTGATGCACGTTTCTGAAGCAAGAGGTATTGAAGGATAGCTTTCGATTCAGGTATACCTTTTATCTTACCAAGCACATCTTCATTAACTATGATGTTACCCTTCTCTGTTTTGAGTTTAGGTTTCCATCCCTTCTCTATCAGACGTTCAGCTATTTGTTTACGAGAAGCAGGATTAAATTTCTCTACGCTATCCTTTAAAGGCTTACCTGTTTTCTTATGAAACCTTTTTGTAATAACAGTAGGGAATATCTCTTGAAGTTTATGTTCTATATCTATACACTCATCAGTCAGTGAAGCCAGGAACTTAGTAGTGTATGGTAGATCAAGATAAAACCCATGACGTTCTTGTTGATCCATATAATATCGAAAGACATGTTCTCTCTTAATACTTTCATCTGAAAAGTTTTTCTTTTCTTTATTGATAAGATGATAGTATAGTTTCTCTGTTAGTTCTACATCATTGATGCAATACTCTAGCATATCATTTGAATAGTAATCAAAGTTAGGGGAAGCCATCTTGGAAAATCCAAGACGCTCTCCCCAAGCAGCTAAACTATTACCCCCTTCACGTATAGGGTTAAAGAGTTGAGACAGGATTAAAGTATCTATACACTTTGAAGCAGGATGCCGGTAACCTATAATTTTTCCAAGTACCCTAAGATCATAACTAAGAACATTATGTCCTATAAAGATAGTGTTAGGTGTAGGTTTAAATTTGGTACGGCATTCTTCTTGTGTGTATGTAGTAACTTCTCCTGTCTCTAAATCTTTAGTAACAATACAAAATACTTTGGTAACTTCTTTAGTTTTATCTAGGGTATTAAGCAGTCCATTTGTTTCGATATCAATTATGAGATGTTTAAAATTATCCGAACTCTCGTTCATCATTAAATTCATCATCATCTGCCTCTGCATTTTGCTGTTCATCAAAAGGAATTTCGGTAAGCCTACCAGTTTGTTTATGCCATTGCAAGAGAGTTGCTGGTCCGCTTTCACCGGAGAAACGATTCTTTAAAACCCTAATCCAAGTACGGTTTCTTTCTTCTTCATCTATGGCTTGGGTATTTCTTTCCAAAGCGTAGATCATATCAGGGAGTTGAGCTAGGCTATGTGATCCACGTAGTTGATTGAGTGATATGTTAGCTCCTTCTTCATGGCCTGTACCTTGAGGTCTACTAAGATGAGAGACAACCATAAGATGGATACCAAGTTCTTGTACGAGGGTACGTAACTTAACCATGATATCATCAATAGCTTTACGTTCATTGGTAGTCTCATATACCACCATTGATATGTGATCCAGAATAATATACTGACAATCTAATCCCTTCACCATGTACCTTACACGAGTGAGTAGATTCTCCAAGGTAGAGCTACCAAAATGATTCCAGAATACCACCTGTTCCAGATCGTTTAGATTATCCAGAGCTTTCTCTTTATCCTCAACAGTCCAATCTCTATCCTCTTCAGATGTTATATGGAATCTCTTTGATGCTTCTACCGATAGGATACCCAAGCCTGTTTGTCTTACACTCTCCTCAAGAAAGAGACAGCCTACCTTCTCATCAGTATTGCTAATGATGTAGTGTACAAGCTCACGCATAACACTACTCTTACCTATACCAGATCCAGCAGTAAATAAAACCAGTTCATTCTTACGCATACCATAGGTAATGGCATTCAACCCATCCCAAGGATAGGGTAAACTCCTTACTGTTTTTTCTGACAACAACCTTTCACGTAAGTCAGGACCACAGATGATACCTTCAGGTGTAAAGGTACGAGCATTCCAGAAGTCATTAACAAACTCTTGACTCCTTCCTTCCATTAAGTATTCGTTAGCATCCTTACGTGTAAGATGCATGATCTTACAACGTCCCGGTTCTAATAGATTAGCTATATCTTTCATAGCTTTCTGACCAGGAGCATCTGAATCAAAACACAATACTATATTGTTGAAGGTATTAAGGTAGTCGAGGTTACGTTTTATTTCAGAAGTAGCAGAAGCAGCACCATTCCTAATACTAATAACAGGCCATTTGCTGCCGAGCATTTGATAAGCTGAAAGGCAATCAATCTCGCCTTCGCATACCGTGACAAATTTACCGCCTTCTTTAAATAGTTGTTGACCAAATAATGTAATATCATTACTAGGTTCTCCTTCAGAGTAGAACTTCTTCTCCTCTACTACTCGTATCTTATTTATAACATGATCCCTATCTTTAGAGTAGTAGGGATAGACATGAATATCCTGTCCCTTTTTATTATACCCTACTTGAACTCCGTACTTACGACAGGTATCTAATTCGATATGTCTATCTTGAATAGAAGAAAAACTTAGTTGATCGTATTGACTCATTGGTCTAGCAGTCATGGTAATAGTTTCCTCGTTTAAAGATTTCCACTGCTTACAACTAAAGCAATAGGTATTAGTTTCATAGATAGCTAGTGCATCACTACTGCCACAATCAGGACATGGTTGATGTGTCTCTAGGGGTTGATCTTCCATCTGCTTCTAAAGCCTCTTCAAATGTTTCATACATCTCATCTTGTTCCATATGGAAACCAAACTTCCTAATCTTGTGATGCATGGTAGGTTCTAACCTATTAGCTTCTCTATTAAAAAACTTTTTAATGAGAGAGATATCTCCAATGTATAAGTCTTTAGAATAGTTAGGAAATTTTCCTATAACTAAAACATACATGTCTGATATTAATTGACGAGTTTTTCCGTAATGATCAAGAGCTTCTATAAAGAAGCAACCATTATAGTAGGTAGTTTGTTTTAGTTCAAGCTTGAAACCATCACGTAAACAATCTACATCGGTCTTATAAGTACGTGGACCTTTATCTAAGGTGGCATCTAGATTGTAAGGGATACCGTACTTTTCTTTGTACCATATCTCTGCACCCATACCTTGTAGATTAATCTCTTTACCACTCCTTTTCCTATCTACAATATGGTCTTTAATCTGTAAGGTACGACTTCTATCATAGATTGTATTACAGTAATCTTTAATCTCTTTAACTTTTTTATCGGGTAGTTTGAAGTCTTTACTCATAATGCCAGAAGCTCCTCTAAGTTAGATATTATCTCAGACTGTTTCTTAATCTTTTTATATGCCTCCTGTAGTTGCTCTTGCAATTCTTTAATATTGTTACGATAGATTTGCATCTCAAGATCTGGTTCCAATTGTCTCATGCTATAACTCCAGTTAGTTATTTACTTTATAGATTCGTTTCGTTACTTTGATTACTTTATCTTTACTTACTAATCTATTTAAAGCATTGCGTATCTCTTTATCTTCAGTAATATCTTTTCCTATACACTTACGGATTTTTCCAAAAGTATTATGACCTCTAGAAATTATATCCAAGAGAGATGATTCTATATTTAATTTCTTTTGCTTGCGTTGTTTCTTTAATACTTTCTCCTGTTTAATTTCCTTCTTCCTTAACTCTCTATTCTCACGCTGCTCTTTATATAGTACGAGGTTAGGCATCCACCATTTTTGTTTTAGAGATTTAGATTTGTAGTTTTTAGAAACCCGATTACGAGGTTTACGTTTTAGAAACTCAGGTATCTCTAGCAAAGAATCTTTATCATCAATCATCGGAATGATAGTCCTTCTATCCAAGCTGTTGCACTGTACCTTACTCCATCTCCTATTGGTAGGATAGAATGAGGGATGAAGGAAGGGAATAACAATAAGTCTCCCTTGTTTAAATGTAACTCATGAATATCATTCTCTTTAGATCTAATATCTAGAAGAGCTAATTCACCACCAGTATATTCAGCAGATTCATTGAGTTGTAAACTACAGCTAATCTTACGCTGCTTCTGATGGTATCCTTTACCTGTTGGTACAGATAAATCTACGTGACGGTTATAGAAACTACTGGGTTGGTATTTAAGTATCTGAATAGTTTCAATTCTATTTATATTAAAGAACCAGTTAGCTTGCTTGTTAGCTGTCCTTGCATTCTGTTTAAAGAATTTACCTAGATCAGATTTACAGGGATGGAATACAACTTCAGTATTCCTAACCATAGGATCAGTATGAAAATTATCCTTACCCTCTCTTACCTTGGCTGTCTCAGCTTTATTATATACAAAACTTTCTACTACTAGGTGATCACATAGATCGTGCGGTAAAGCATTGCGAACTATATGATATTGATTCTCAATCATTGATTACATCTTCCTCTTCTTCATAATTATTTTCAATCTCAGCGTTACAATTAGGACACATCAATTGATACCAATCAAGATGAAATATTTCTGTATGATGTTTACACTCTTCACATCTAGCTAAAATGATTATGCTCATGGTTTCTCTCTTCGAAGCTATGGGTTCGACTCGACGCCCATCCTGCCAGCCAGCGCGTCGGGTGTCAAGGGAAAATTTTTTTCGCGTCGGGGCTTGGCAAACGTGTCGGGCTGTGCTAGGATGGGGGAGAAGTTTATGAGAAGCTATCTATAGTCTATCTATAAATTATCTATAGCTAGTCTATAGCTAATCATTATAATTATCTTTATAATAAATCTATAGATTATCTATAGCTAGGCTATAGCTAGTCTATAGATAACAAAAAAAGGGAAAGGATATCTATTATCATGAATGGTATGTTATACGTAAGAATGATTGAGGCTATCCCTAAGACTAGAAACAATATCCAAAGGGATTGCTGGAACCAAGGCCATAGGATCATACCTAATAAAAAGAAACAAAAGAATAAGATGAAATGTAGACAAAAAAATAGGGCTATTAGATGTTACTCTAATAGCCCTTTAAGTTTAGGGAGGTATCTCTATTAAATTCTCTTATATCCCTTAAGCCATAGCCTCACCCTATGATATAGCTTAAGGATTATTCTATAGTACAATTAACTGTATAAGATCCATCATTATTCTTTTGTTTATATAGAATGTAATGAACCTTATTATCAACGGTAGCTGGATAAACTGTAGACTTTTCTTTATGTAGATATCCTATTCGTTTACACTCATGATATCCGACATACTTCCAATTTGAATTATCATAGGTAGCTATACCACCTATTAATAATAGTCCTAATAGTAAAACCATCATTGGTTATTTTCCTTTTCATCATAATATCTATTTATCTCAGTTAAATAGATATTGATTGTTGATATTGGTATTGCTTTTATATCAGTCTTATTAGTTACAGACAACATGTAATCTTTATGTATGTTATCTATATCATCATGGGTTTGATAGTTAAAGATCTTAGATCGGGTCATTCCATCTCCTTATGATAACTCACTACATCCAAAGACTATTGTTGATAAGATAGATATAACAGACATGAATAAGATGTATTTAATATACCATCTAATCATGTTTTTACATTCACCTTAGTCCCTAGTCTTGTTATTAGATTAGGGTTTAAAATAGCATGGATTGCTTCGTAAAGTTTAGTAGCGTTTCTTATTCTAAGTTTTAACATAGACATAAATACCCCATAGTTTATAGTGATAAAGGGATGTAGTGTTTTCCTTAGTTGGCAAGGGGATATACCTCACTACATCCCACCCCTAAGTTATTAGGTTACATAGTCATAACCTAATCTTACGATAAAGAGGCTGTTATATTCAGTAATCACTTAGCCTAATGGCACCTGTTTATCTATCATACAGACTAATGATCAGTTAGTCATATATGAATTAGGCTGCTACCAATAGCTCTTGCCATTGGTTGCTTTCAATAATAGACAAGACTTCCTCTTCCCTACTAAACATTTTTTTATGATGCATATCCTCATACTTAGATTTTTTAGTTCTAAATAAAACATCACCATCCATATTTAGTTGATCATTATGGGAAGAATAATTAGTTAAGGCTGAATGTAAAGCAAATACATTATGACCTCTTGTAACCAATTCAAGCTGTAACAATTCTTTTAATCCCTTCTTTTTACTATCAGAAAGGTTAACAATATTGTCTATGAATTTACTACCATCACTCCAACCAAGGGATTTAGTAGCCATTAGCTGATACTCTTTTGATTTATTATAGAATGTTTCCGCTGCATTCGTAAGAGTAAAAGCAAATTGCTTCATATCGAATAGCTTAGAGTTGCGTCTATAGAGTTTTGTAATAGCTTCATCCCTATCGACAGCACTAGTAAATATTTGCCCATTGGTGCAGAAACCATCTATTGCACCTAGCATATAGTTATTAGCAGCGGTACCATCCAAGCCAGACCAAGCTACTATACGAAGTGATATAGTAGTTTGATGTCCATTGGTAGTTGTTATAGGAACACCGATATTAGGGAATACCATATCCATTAATCCCCATCTACCATTCCTAGCTGATTTGATATTAATATTTACATCAGCTACATCATCGGTATCAAAGTTATCTACTATCTGTTCCCATATAGGATGGAAAAATTCCCTATGAGTTTTGTGATAGTAATCCTTTCCAACTACCCACCAA